GCATCAGATATGCCAAGCACCTCTAACATTTGCCTGTGCAGTTTGCCCATATCATAAAGCTGTGGGCTTTGCTGTGCCAGTTGCAGGGCGGCCTGATACTGCATAATTCTTTGAGACATGGTAGCCGCATTTGGGTCTGTCACAGGAATAACATCTACCCTGCCATCAAAGTCTTCGACACGGTTATGGTCGCCCTCAGTTTCGTATTGATACTTTGACCCCATAAAGTCATGCACTATCTTTGCAAGCAAACGCAGTTCATTTTTAAATGATGCGTGAAGTCTGGCCTGAACACCAGACATAACTTTCATAGAACGCTCCATAAGGGCGAGGGTTGTGCCGACAGGAGCTTGATTATTTAGGTCTCCAACCTGCACATCAGCTACAGAGCCAATACGCCTTCCCTCTTCAACGATATTTCCTAGCAGTTGATACAAAACACTTGATGGCTCTTTGTACGGGATAAAAGTAATAGCATCCTTGATTGCGCCGCTTGGCACATCGACATCACGGAACTCGCCCGGCATTAGCGGCGAGTCATCACCCTTGATACGAAGCCCACGAGCTTTGAGGCCAGCCGGAAGATTAGAAAGCGTTCCCGCGTCGATAAGTTGCCGTAATATAGAAGTGGCGCTTTTCGCGAGGCCACCGATGAGATGTATGAGTCCGGTTCCATAAAATCCGAGTCCGGGTAAGTATCTGTAGTGGGTGAAGTGTAATCGCTTGGTTTTTTCGGGGTCATTTTCGTACCAGTTCTTTCTGATTGACAGCACCGTGCGAGAACTTTTGTCTATGGTAATCACATAGGGGCAGGCCAACCCGTTAGGCTCTTCAAATGGTGGCGGCATTAGCATGTCGCAATGTATCTCTAGAAGAGTATGCCTGTCGTCATCTTCTATAACCGCACTTTCACCCTCAAGCTCATCATACTTTTCTTGTATGTCAGAGTAGTCTGGCTCAGGGTCTGGTAGTTCAACCTCTCGATAGAAGCCGTTGTAAATTAATTCTGCCACCTCGTTTGAGGTCTTCTTCATAACGTGTGTGTATCTTGGGCAGGTCGCCAAGTCAGATGCGCCATAGGAAACAATAAAGTCCTCTGCCGGAACAAACATAGAAGCGGGTCTTTTTCTGATTGGGTCGTAATATGACTTCTTGAAAGCAGAGCCTGCAAGCGGAAGTCTAAACAACATCTGCTCAAGCTCGTCACGATACTCTGTCATCTCTTCTGTAAGAAGATAGTTAAGCTCGTTCTCAACTCTATTTGCTTGCTGTATCTTGTCATTGGTTTGCTTGCCAACCACCTTTGTCCTAACTGGACCACTGGCTGGAAACATTTCTGACATGGCTTGTGCCTGAAACCTAACAACAGCCTCTGTCAACACAGGGTGGAAAACGCCAGACGCTCCAGCCCAAGGCTGATGCCTGTCTTCAATCTTCATGCCAAGCAAATCCAATCCCTTAACATAGCTTCTAGCCCATTCTTTTCTGGACTGCTTGTCTGTATCAAACTCACCTATTAGTTCGCTGGCTAGAGACTGTAAGTCCCCTTCGTCTAAGAACTCGGCAAGGTTTGCGTCGTGCGACGGACCCATAAGCTCTTCAGACATTTCTCCATCGAAATCAATCAGCATACCGCCGTCTTCGGTTGCTATTTGAATAGCGTCTGGATTTATGACTTGAACCTCAACCTCTTCTTGGTTGCCTTCAACTTCAATCTCAATCGGACTTGCCTGTTTTTCTATAGCCACAATAAATCCTATCTTCCGCCAAAGAAGTTGGAAAGCCCAAACGCACCAAGGCCAGCGCCTAGCCCAGAACCAAATCTGGAGGGATTCGCTCTTGTTCTCAGATAATTTTCGTAAGCCAAGTCTCGTTCAGGGTCAGATTTTACTCGGCGTCCTCCTATAAGTTGTCTTACAAGATTTCCTTCTTCTAAAAGTCTTTGTTGCTGTTGCTGGTAACGTGGGTCAGGTTGCGGCTCAGGCAAGCCAAATTGATTGTTAAACCTTTGCTCGGCTTCTGGGCTATCAAAGTGGACTCTGTTCCTTAATGCTTCACCAAATTTTTGTAGCCGTTGCAGACTATCTGGTGAGCCTAACCCTGAATCAAATCTTTTCATTCTGTCCTGATACGCCGCGTTAAGCCTGTCCATTTGACTCATTGTACGACGGTTAAATGGGTTTCTGCTGGCGGGCAACATAGTAGGTGCTGGCTCTACGATATTTGCTGGTTGTTGCGCTACTGTAGGCTCTTCTGGCTGGTCATAGTAACTTCTGTTCTTCGCCTCTTGACGAGCTTTTCTTTCAAGCGCCATTTGCTCTGCCCTAATTCTATTAAGCTCGTTGTCAGAGTTTATAAAATCATTGCGAGCCTGAAGCCCACCGCCTTTTCCTGCGGGCGGTGTTGGAGGCGCGGATGGTGCGGGCGGTAGGGGAAAGTTAGTTTCTGGTAGCGGAATCCTTCCCTCGCTAGGCATTGGAGTTGGCTGATTGAACCCAGAAAACTGAGTGGGAACACTTGTGGGTCTGATGCCACCTGCGCCCATATAGGCATTATACCCAAGGCCGCCATACATGTTTTGAGGAGGGGGCGCAAACCCACCACCCTTACCGCCACCTTTTCCCATTGATGGGCGTGGTGTTGAAGCAATATAATTAGGTTGTGGAGAACCCCCGCCTTTACCGCCGCCCTTGCCGCCACCTGCTGGTCGGTTGTCAAGGGGGTTGGCAACAGCAGGCACATTACCAGAGCTTACGCCCGAACCGATAGGTCCCATAGGGTTCATATTAAAACCATAAAACATTTCAGCCTCCTAGTTTAATAATAGCTGACTGGTCGTTGATACTTTGGCTCATCATCCCAATCATCCATTACAGACCTTATCCATCCACCTTGTCTAAATCTAAGCAATGCTTGAGTTGTCGAGTCAACTAAGTCATCGTGGTCGCCAGCAGGAAAAGCCGCACATTCCTCTATGACTTCGTCTGCCCACTTTGTCGGTGGACACCAGACAACACCGCTTGCAAACAAATCAGTAACGGCGTTTACTCTTGCTATCTTATCCTGTCCACGCGACGGTGTAAACTCCGTAACAGGTATTCCCATAGCTCTTAGTTCAAATATCAGTGGCGAGCCTGCGGCCTTTGCCTCGATAATCATTTGGTCTGGCTCAAACTCCCAATACTTTTCATAGGCCGCCCGCTTCAATTCTGGGAACTCTAGTTTTTCTTTAAAGGCGTCAAGCAAGATTAAGTTCGGCACTGTTTCGCCATCATCGTTAGGCCAGTTGAATACACCCCATGTTGTGCAAGCTGAGTAGTCTGCCCGTTGTGTTTTGAGAAAAGCTGTATCCCAAGATTGTATCAGAGCTTCGCATGTGGGTGGGTTTGGCTGTTCCCATTCACGCCACCACTCTCGTTTGATAAGTGCGCCCTCTTCTGATGTTGGGTTTTGTTGATACTGTGCGTTCCATTTTGCTATCGGCAGTTCCGCCTTGAGAGCCTCAAGCTCTGACAGTTCCCAAAACTCAGGCCACAGTGCATTACCTGATGGCATGATGGCAGGAAGCTCAATCACCTCCCATTCATTCGCCCCTTCTTTTTGAGTTGCGCTTTTGATTATCTGTCCAGTTAGGTCACGCTTTGACCAGCGTGTCATCACAATGATGATAGCACCGCCGGGCTGTAGTCGCTGTCTTGGACCAGAGGTGTACCATTCGTAAACCTTGTCATAGACTTCGGGGTTGTATGCACCCACTGCCGCTTCTTGTTCTGAGTGCGGGTCATCAATTACTAGCACGTCAGCACCCTTACCTGTCACCGCACCGCCAACACCGATAGCGAAGTAGTCGCCACCCTTGTTTGTGTTCCAACGTCCCGCCGCCTTACTGTCGGATGACAACTCAATTCCCGGAAATATTTTTTGGTAGTCGGGATTGTTGATGAGGTTTCTTACCTTACGACCAAAGCCGACAGCGAGTTCTGCCGTGTGTGCTGTTTGGATAATTTTCTTTTCGGGATATCTGCCCAAGAACCATGCAGGGAAAAGATAGGATGCAAATTCTGACTTGGTGTGTCGGGGTGGCATGTTGATGATGAGGCGTTTGAGTTCACCATTGGCGACACGCTCAAAGGCATCAGCCATAATCGTGTGGTGTTCTCCACCGATAAAGGCAGGCCACATCTCTGTGACAAAGTCTAAATAGTTTACGGTAGCCTGTTCTCGTGTTTTCTTTTCCTGAAGCAGTTCCAACTTTTCCAGAAGAATTTGTTTTTCTTCTATCGGAAGCTTATTCAGTAAAGTCGATATCTTCTTTTGGCTCAGTTCCATCTTTTACAATCGGCAAACACGCTAC